ATAATCTCTGTTTGATTTTGTAATAAATTATTTAGGTGCTCTTGAGTTCGTAAATCAATTGCTACAATTGAATCGTCTTCAAGTACATAATGCAATTTATTCTCAACAAGTCTATCAAGTTTATTCAGTTTTCTAATTTCATGAACAACTGGATCTACACTAAACATATGAGAAGAAGCAAGTTGTAAGTATGTTTCGATTAGCGTATCTGTAACTTTAATATCGTGATATTCTTTAATAATATTCGCTACTGTATGTTCAGATAATTCCTCGTATAGTTCTTTTGATACTTCTTCTTCTAATTGATGCGAAATGTAGTCTTGTTTAATGTATTCTCTTGCTTCTTCTAACTCTGTAAATTCTGTTTCAATACCATTTATTAAAATTTTACCATCATCAGTCTTTTCAATTAACTGAAGATAAGATCTAACGCTTTCAACAACATTAGATTTTTTAATAGATTTGGTAAAATCAGTATAACGCATTAGCCCATCTTTTTACCAGATGCAGCTGCAGCTTGGAATTTTTCTTTGCCATATTTTTTACGACCAATCCATGCTGCTAATGCTTTAGGGTTTTTAGCACCTTTAGCTGCAAGTGATGCAGTAGTTTTTGCAAAACCCATATACTTTTCAACTAATTCTGAAACTTCTTCTTCAGATAGAGAAATTTCATCTTGTTCGAAATCATCAGTTGCATTTTCAACAACTAACTCTAGATCTTGTTCTTCAGATAATTCTTCTTCAACAACTTCTTCTGGAGCATTGAACATATTTTGTGCAACTTCAGCACGCATGTCATCTAATCTTGTAGATAACTTTTCTGCCATTGCTGCAGCAAATGCATTTTGTGTTTCTAATGCATTACCAGCTGCGATAGCGTCTACTAAATTTTTAACTGTTTCATTCATAATATTCTCCTATTAATTTGGCCAAGTGCCAGTTTTCAACTGTTTGACTTTAGATGTCTGTACTGGTTGTTCTTCTTCTGGTGCTTGCTGATCTTCCTGTGGCTGTTGTTCTTGCTCTTCAGGTTGTTCAGTATTCTGCATCATATAATTTTGCGTTGCAGCCTGTTGCGCACCATCTAACATTCCTGCTTTTTCTGCCTGACCAAGTTGAAGTTCCTGCTCATCAGATATTTCTTTTTCAATCTGCTCGATTTCATCTTCATCTAAACGAAGGATGTTTTTACGAACCCAAGTTTGGCTATAATATTTACCAACATATGGATCCAATGCTTGCAAACTTTGAATTCTTTGCATTAGAATTTCAGAATCTTTTAATTCAGAGAAGTGATTGTCTTCTAGATAATCATACTTCAAGAACGGACGAATATTATCCCATTCATCTGCACGAATAATACCCTTTGCGATTAATTGTACTCTTAGTGCATTAGAGAACATTACGCTAAATTTCTTACGAAGTCTAACAATAAACTTATTAAACTTAACTTCATCACGAGAAATCTCTTGTGAACGACCAATGCTAAAACCTTGTTGTGGTTGTAGACGACTAATTGGCACATTCAATGCATGATAAAGTTTTTGTTGGAAGTATTCGATGTCCTGAATCTCACCCAGATTTTGTCCACCTGGAAGAGTAGTAATCTCTGTGCCTTTACCACCCTCACGACGAGGCATCCAGAAGTCTTCCATCATTGACAAGTGACGACGATCGTCACGAGTTTCACCAGTAGTTGCATCATAAACAATCTTGTTACGGAATTTATTCATAATATCCGAAACATACTGCTCTGCTTTCAACTTTGGCAAATTACCAACATCAATGTAAAAAATTCTTCGTTCAGGTGCACGGCTGATACGATAGATGACTAAAGAGTCTTCAATCATCTTTAATTGATTTACTGGTTTAATTGCCTTATGTAAATAAGACATCATCATTCCAGTATTTTGATCTACATATCCTGATGGAGCATAGACCACTGAATCAAGAGCTAACTTAACACCTTGTGTTGTTTGCTCTGTAATTCCTTTGTCGTTGTAAAGATAATATTCTTCGATCTCTTTTACAACATCAACACCTTGTGCTGATCTTTCTTTTTTAATATTCTTAATACGACGAATTTTACGAGGATCGATGTAACGAAGTTCAACGATACCTTGTTTAATATTATTTTCGTCTATAAGAATTTGATAATATAATCTTCCATCGATGTACCATGTACGGAAAATTTCATGTGCTCTCTCGTCAAACTTTAATATGCGGAGTACATTATCAAATTCTTCTTTAATCTTAGTCTTGATTGAAGCAGAAACTTTTAGTTCATCTAGTTCTAACTCAACAGATCGTTTGTCTTCATCTGCAACAATTGCTTCATTTACGATATCTTCAATCGCACCATCACAATCGCTATACTGAGAAACCTCACGATAACGACGAATTAAATCATTTTCATTCTTAATTGTGCCCTCAAGATCCATGACCATACCGTAGTATCCACCAGCATTAACACCAGTGTTTACTACAGTTGATCCTGTATCAATTGGACTAGGAGGAACTACGCTTGGTAGTTCCTGTCCTTGTTTACGCTTTATCTCAAAGCCAAATATTTGCATAATGTAAAAACCTTCAGTTAATTATTAAAGAGGGAACGAACCAACTGGAGTGTCGATAGAAACATTGACACCGAATCCAGAAGTTGCCCCAGTGTTTGAAGTAAAGAAGTTGTAAGTAAACTCTACATCAAACTGTTCAATTGCATTTTGTTGCTCGTAATCTAAACCTACAGCAGAAATATTTGTTGGCATAGCGTCAACAAACTTATAACTCTTGATAATCGCACCATTTCTATCTAGCTGATGAACATTTAAGTCAACTTGATAATCAGTTGGGTTAACACGACCATTAGTAGTGTTATAGTTCTGAATACCAGATTGCCATTGCTCAAGTGCGTTACGAATACCAAAAGTTGTATCGTTGTAAATTGTTACAGTCCATGGTTGGAAAGTTCTTTCACCAGCAAAGTTAACTGGGCGACCACGATAGAGAACAGGAAGTGTCTCGATTGTGGAAGCTGGTAACTGAGCAGCTTTACACAAAAACTGTGCACGCTGTCCTGCTACCACACCCAATGTAACATAAGATGGGAAAGTTAATTCAACACGGAATTGATTAGGGCGAGCACCGCCACCAATCATCTGTGCTTTAAAATCAGCAATATTTGCCATTTAATTCTCCTTGTTCTTATCTTTATTTATCTGTTATTAAGCACCAATTTCGCTGAAGTTAATCGCAGAGCGAGCAGCAACGAAGTTGAGAGTAATAAAGTTGATAGAACGATTTGGCTTAACGAAGATATCTGCAATAAACTCATTGCGATCGATAACTTCACCAGTGTTGTTAGACTCATCGCACTTAACAACGAAATCAGTAATACCACGACGACCTTGTACATCACGGAGGAATGGCTCTACCAAGTTCTTAAACTGTGCACGAGTGAACGAATCGTTAAATTCGAACAACTGGAATTTAGCAGCAGTTGCAATCGCTTTTTCCATAACAATGAATAAGCGACGAACATTGATACGATCGAATGCAGATGGTTTAGCCAACAGAGTCTTATCACCAAAGAGAACAGTTCCTTCTCCTGGGAATGTAACAACAGGGTTAACACCTTTCTTGTAAAGAGTGTCACGCTGTGTCTTAGTTGGATTAACTGCCAAACGAACCACATTCTTAATTTGACCACGATTTAGACCACCTGGAGAGAACCATGGATCGTTAGTGTAGTCAGTACGAGCACATAAACCAGCCACATCACCATTTAATGGAACATAGCGATATTTGTCATTGTATCGGTCATATTGATATTTGGAACCAGAATCCATAACTGCATATGATGTGCTTGAAAGAGCATCACGATAACCAGTAATGTAACCGATCTCTGTAGAAGTCGAACCAATAATTACATCACCATTTGATACTCTTTCTGGAGAAATCAAAGCGATACAATCTAAACGAGTTTCGCAGATGTTGCTAATTACATATTGTGCAACAGTAGAAGATGCTTTACCTAACATAACTAGAGAAACATCATACTGTTCAGCATTAGAGAACAATGCAAAAGCAGATTGTTTTTCACCATCAGTTAATGCGTAGTCATCTGTACCACCAGAAAGAGATACAGTTTGAACAGAAGTTAGTGTTCTAAATGTAGAACCTGCAGCAGTAGAACCCCATGCAGTAGTACCTGTTACCGCAGTTGGGTGATCCATCCACCAGATGTATTCTGAACGACTATTAATTGCATCTTTGTAATAGTTATTTGTGCCATCAGATTTTTTACCATCAGATGCTTTTGAAAGGAATGCAAATTTTTCTAGAACAGTACCAGCTGTACCAGTCCACAATCCATCTTCATCGATAACGATTACATGCACTTCGTCACCAGATCCACCTACGCTTGCAGCGTATGTAGAAGTAGCAGGAGCAGCATCAAACTCGGCTGCATATGTCCAACCAGTGAAACCAGCAGAGTCAGCAATAGAAACTTTTAGGCTATTACCTAGAGTTCCTGGATATTTTGCAGCCCAAGAACCAACAACACCAGCACCAGCAGAATAGGTAGAAGTATAATCTTCACCATTCATAATCTTAACACCAGCAGTTGAGATAGTTGATGTAGCTGTTGCAGTTGTTCCAGATGGAGGTGCTGCAATTGTAATGGTTGGAGCAGAAGAGTAACCAGAACCATTAGCACCAATTGTGATGCCAGTGATAGTTGAAGAACTTAATGTAACTGCACCAAGTGTTGCAGCAGTAGTTGGTGTACCACCAGATAATGATACTGTTGGAGCAGCTTTATAACCAGATCCAGCTGTACCAATGGTAATTGAAGTAACAGTTTGTTGTGAATTATTA